CGTATAGCGGAGCGGTTCAAGGAGTTGGACCCGGAGGCCAGACGCTGTCCGGTGGCCGATCAGGCGACTAACAATGACATTGTTACGACTTTACCCTTTGGCATTGAGTGCAAGCATAGGAAGCGACTCCCTGACTGGATCAGGGATGCCTGGGCGCAGTGCAGGGCTAATTCACCAGAGAATAAGACACCACTAGTGGTATTTGGGGAGCATGGGACAACCAACGACTTCGTGTTGTTGAGTCTCGATGACTTTATTGCGAGGGAGAAGGAGCTTGCTTCTGAGCGATCTCTCAGGAAATTCTACCAGACTGGAGAAGGCAATGACCGTCCATATCTACGTAGGTGACTGTAGACAAGAGCTGTACAACCTCGGCCCTAATACAATCGATTCCATCGTGACCGACCCTCCCTATGGTCTGTCCTTCATGGGCAGAGAGTGGGACTATGACGTCCCAGATGTTGAGGTCTGGAAGCAATGCTTCAGAGTCCTCAAGCCAGGAGGGCACCTGCTTGCGTTCTTTGGCAGTCGGACCTACCACAGGGGTGTTATCCCTATTGAGGACGCAGGCTTTGAGATAAGGGACCAGCTGATGTGGCTGTATGGGTCTGGCTTCCCCAAGTCCCACAACGTGAGCTTGGCTATTGACAAGATGAAGGGAGCTGAGCGGGGGGTTGTAGGAGTTAAGGGACAGCGCGCCAATAGCGGGAGTGGCATATATAACTTCAATAACCCCAGTAAGGTCGCGGAGTTCTACGAGGGAGGATGGAGTGAGACCTATGAGGTGACGGCTCCTTCGTCGGATGAGGCCAAGCAGTGGGATGGGTGGGGCACGTGTCTAAAGCCTGGGCATGAGCCTATAGTCCTGGCCCGGAAGCCCTTTGATGGCACCGTAGCCATGAACGTCCTGGCTCACGGTACCGGAGCTATCAATATCGACGACTGCAGGACAGCAGATGGCAAGTTCCCAGCGAACGTCATGCACGACGGCCTGCATGAGGTGTGGGCAGAGTACTTCTATTGCCCCAAGGCTAACAAGAATGACCGTAATGAGGGGCTTGAGCACCTCCCTGACAAGCAACTGCCTGGAGTAGATGGCGAGTCATATATGGGTATGACCTCGGAGGGTCGCAAGCAGACAGCCAAGAACATACACCCAACGGTCAAGCCTAATGAGCTTATGAGGTACCTCTGCAGGTTGGTTACACCACCCGGTGGCACTGTCCTTGACCCATTCACAGGGTCCGGTAGCACTGGCAAGGCGGCAAAGATGGAGGGATTCAGCTTTGTAGGGTGCGAGCTTGACCCGGAGTATGCTGAAATAGCCAGATCAAGGGCTAATTATGAGGCACCTCAACGGAGTATATTCTGAAGCCAGAGCTATTATCATCATTCACGGTAGGGAGTTCCCTTGGCAAGATGGTCACAGGGATAGGGCAGGCTCCGTGGGAGAACGTAGCTATAGTGACGTCCCAGTTGTCACGCCCTGCCAGTTACTACGCTCGGATCAAGTATTGCCTCCAATGGACGTACAGGCAGAGGCTCGAGGGCTATGTTGTTGACAAGGTTATGAGTAAAAGATATACAAAACAAACACTTAACTCAGTTAAGGGTAAGAACATACGTCCGGTTGACGTCCAGGGTCTGGTGCGTCTCGCTATGCTCGAGTCTGTCCTGGAGAAACAACTCTCAAAGGAGGTGCAAGCCTTCGTTGTTGACGTGTCCTGGAGTCGTTTGAGGGCGTTGAAGACCATGTATAAGCGTGAGGTGCTGCCTATATTCCAAGAGTTCGAGACAGAGATATGGACAGTAAGGTAACTTTGTGATGGTTTTTAGTCAGTAGTAGGGGGAGTGTTTTCTCACAGGTGTACTTAATGGTGTTTAAAGGAGGTGTTATATGAGAGAGTTAACGTTATTTAATGACCAAGTCCGGGCGATAGACCGGATGTTCTCGCGTGGTTTGAGTGAGCTTGGGATGCGTCCGATGGTGATGGCTGACCTTATGTTCAGCAATATGCGTGGGCATTCTATCCCCGAGGATGGTAGCTACATCACCACCGAACAGACGATCAAACGCAGGCTACAATGCAAGCACGTCTACGATGATGACGGCAATTTCGTTAAGGCCGAGCTGCTACCAGTCGAGGATGAACAGACCGCAGACAAGTAATAGGGAGTTTACCCCGCAACTTGACCGGGAATCGTCACAATACCAACAATGGTATGACTTCCAATGGGGTGACGAGGCCAACAGAAGTTTACATTCAGACGTCAACCTAGCGGAGCAGGTCTTTGGTAATCACGGTTACAGGGTATTTACCCCGGCATCGGGTATTGATAGCGTGTTTAGCAGGATACTCAAGCGCAGTACCGTTGTGGGTGATTGCCTCGTGTGGCATGGTGTAAGCTTCCGGGGGAGAACACCCAGGATATGGGTCAACTACAAACCTAGACTTGTTCACAGGCTGATGTATAAGATTATCTATGGGGATTTCACTGGCAACCTTATCCATACCTGTGGTAACCGTCTATGCTGTAGACCCGAGCACTTAAGGATCAAACGTGGACGACAGGCAGAAACAAAAGGAAAGGCGAGCGGTGACAAGACAACGGAACCTAGTGGAGAAGCACTCTCCTTATAAGCCTAAACGACATACTACCGTCAAGAAGTACAATAGGCACAAGTATGAATGGGAATGGGAGGCTATCCGTGAGGCTTGCAATGACAGGGCTACGTGACGCCCTGTGTTGGGCTACGTGGGCCGTACGCAACTTACCCTATGGGTTGCCCTATGTTTATTACAAAGCCCGGGGGAAGAGACCTATATTGTATGACAAAGCATACAACCTCTATATGTCTGAGAGACTACACTCCATTGATGGATACATGGGGGACGGTGTATCACTATCCCTAGCCAGTAACTGTATCCTAAGTGGGTACACTCCCTTATGGAGTAGGCGTTACGAGGACAAGGCTTTCCATCGCAGGGTTAAGCAGTGGGACAAGGATGGACATTGGCCCTTCGTGAAGATCTCGTTGACTGGGCTTGACTAGGGTGAATGAATAGAGTTCACGTGCTAACGCACGCAGTTCAAACCAAACCAAACCAGTTCAGTAGCAAATAATTCCCCCACTCCTGGTATTGTTCGCAGAACGTATATTATGTTAAGTCGGCCCCCTCCTGGTTCATGGCATAAAATTCTATTTGCCCCTGGGAGACCCCCCCGACCCCCTTTGAAACTTTTAAACGGACACGATATCGTCCACGCAAACTGGAAGGTAATTTTTGGCACAAGACTACGTAACATATCACCCAAGCGCACGACAGCGGACTAGGTTTGAGGATAGAAGGGCTCGATGGCCCCTATCAGTTTGGCCTGAAGAAGAGGAGGTTATTCCTCTTATTGCACACGCTATGGTGGATCAGAAGACTCCTGGGTCGACCTATTCACCTGCTTTAGGCAGTGATAGCCCCCCCAACTTCGAGGCTTTGGGTCTTGATCCGGTAGAACAGCTTATGGAAGAGATTGTGGGTCCAAGGGGTGGGGAGTTTGAGTTCTACCCTGTAAGGCTGCGGAGTAAGCAACAGTTAGGACTTCTTCCTCCTATGCAGACCGCAACAAACGTTGATGTATCAATGACTTCCCCCAATTATAGGGATGTTGACGATATCTATAACGCTGTATTCAAGTCTGAGCATAGCCCCAGGACTCGAAAGAATCCTTGGATAAAGACTAGGGCGAAGCCACCACAGGGTGGCAAGGTCACCGCTTGGGGTGAGGCGCAGATTACCGACGGTACTATGAAGACAGCGATGCTGTCTAAAGACTATGGACTAGACCAGGAAGAGCGGGATTATGCTATCCGGTATATTGGCATACCGTCTGACGAAAAGGCTCAGTGGTTGACCGGGCCTCATGAAATTGAAATGTACCGATCTATCGCCAAAAAAATTCTTTCGAAATATCTGAGAGATAGTGGTGGGGATTCTCGACGGGTGATTGCCAAGTGGTATCTTGGACCCAACAAAAAGGGGAGCACCGACGATCTTCTCAAGCTAATGAGGTCTAGGGGGCAGTCTATTGAGGATTACTTAGATACATACCTTAAGGAACTTGGGCTATGATCACATCCAAACAAGAGGCGTTTGTAGACGCTTTCTGCATTACAGGCAACGCGACCAAGGCTGCGGAGATAGCTGGCTACTCGGCCACTACAGCGCGACAGAAGGGCTATTCCTTGAAGAAGCAATTCACCAAGGAGATCGAGGAGCGTGCTCGTGAGCTTATAGTCGACCATATCCCTGTAGCTATAGAACAGTTGAAAGGCCTCATATCGGGCGCTGAGAGCGAGTCAGTGCGCCTTGGGGCCATTAGAGACCTCCTGGACAGGGGTGGCTTGAAGCCGACAGAAAAGGTCGAGACCATCAGTCGTGTGGAGTCCATGTCAGAGGATGAGATACGAAAAGAGCTTGCCTCCTTGAGGGGTGAGGTTACTAAAACCCCGGAGGTATTAAACTAGTGCCTGTTAAAAAGACAAGGGGAGGCTACAAGTGGGGCAAGTCTGGAAAGACCTACTCAACCAAAGCAGGCGCACAACGACAAGCGAGAGCTATCTATGCAAGCGGTTATAAAAAGGGAACTGGAGCTAGAAAGAGAGCTTCGTCAGCGAGAAAGGTATAACCAACTTGAACGCTACGACCCTTACCCGTATCAAATAAAATTCCATAATACTGGGTCGTTTGCCAGTCAACGCCTCTTAATGGCGGCTAACAGGATTGGAAAATCTCTGGCCGGGAGTCGTGAGTTAGCGATGCACTGTACCGGCCTATACCCCGAATGGTGGGAGGGAAGACGCTACCGTCAGCCTATAGTAGCTTGGGCCGGTGGCATATCAAACGAAACCACCAGAGACATTGTGCAATTCGAGCTTCTTGGCTCGCCTGATGACCCGGAAGCATGGGGGTCAGGGGCCATTCCCAAGAAGTATATTGTAAGTTCTGAGAGGAAACCCGGAGTACCTAACGCCAAATCAGTCGCTTTAATTCGGCACGTTAGTGGCGGGAACTCCTCTCTCTTTTTTAAAGCCTACGAGATGGGCACCGAGAAATGGCAGGGTCGCTCTGTCGACTGCATCTGGCTGGATGAGGAGCCAAGCAGGGAGCTGTATTCTCAAGCTGTGACTCGTACGCTAGACCGGAAGGGTATGGTCTACATGACCTTTACACCAGAATCCGGTATGACCGAGACTGTCGCGTCTTTCTTGAACAACCTAAAGGACGGACAGAGCTTAAACAACGCAACATGGGACGATGCCAGTGAAAAGGTAAGAAGCCTGAGTGGGGCTCAAGGACACCTTAACGAGGTTGTCATGGAGCAAATCCTCTCAAGCTATAGTCCCCATGAGAGAGAGATGCGTCGCTATGGGCGACCTGCGATTGGTTCTGGGCTAGTGTTCCCAATCAACGAGGAACAACTAGCCACAGAGCCTTTTCCCATACCAGATCACTGGCCTAGAGTGGCAGGTATCGATTTCGGCTACGACCACCCGACTGCTGTAATCTGGTGCGCGTATGACCCGGAAGAAGAGGCCACATATATTTACGATTGTTATCGCCAATCCAAAGCACCCCCATCAACTCACGCTGCTGCGATCAGGAGTAGGCCGGGGTTTATTCCGATAGCGTGGCCGCATGATGGAAACCGAAGGGATTCAATGGGAAACCCCGGGTTGGCGGAACAATACAGGGCATTGGGATGCAATTTCCTTCCCTTTCATTTTGAGAACCCTCCCGCTGTAGGAGAGACCAAGGGAGGCAATTCTGTAGAGGTTGGGATCATGGAGATATACCAAAGGATGTCAAACAACAAATTCTTCGTCTTTTCAAACCTTACAGATTGGTTTGAGGAGTTCAGAATGTACCACAGGAAGGATGCCAAGATCGTTCCTCTCAGGGATGATCTAATGTCAGCCACAAGATACGCAGTAATGTCGTTACGCTTTGGTATGTCTGGTAAAGACCCGCAATGGACCGAAGAGATCAAGTACGGTGAGTACGGTATAGTTTAGTGGTTAACTTACTTCCACAGATTGCAGGCGTTCTTACAGGTAACGAGGACTGGGACGACTGGCGTGATTGGTTAAAGAGGAGGTATGGGGAAGCTGTAGATTACGCCAAAGGCTACCCCGAGGCTTATCTGTCGAATGTGAAGCAGGGAATGCTGCAATCCGCTCAGATGATGGGTACCGGCCCCGGATGGGGTTACCCTTTAGCAGCCTCTCTTAACCCGGCTAATATCCTTATCGGGGATACCCTAAACAAGGGTGCCGATCTATTGTCCGAGGCCACTGGAGTAGAGCAGAGTAAGATTAGAACGGCTTTGTCTGTTGGGCAGCTTGCATCTCCGTGGTTGGGTAGAGGGAGGATGCCGTCCTTTCGGACAACCAGGAAGGGAAACGTAGTCGCGCAAAAAGCACCGTCACTGTTAACCCACCAGGGTAAGTATCCAATCTCTCAGTGGACTGGAATGCCGGAGTGGACTTCTTTTGAGGGCGTAACCCAAAGAACAGAAGCCCCTAATCCTGTAGCTACGTTCTACTACTCGAGGGCTGTAGAGCAAGCGAGAACCCTGCAAACCGACGAGAACTACCCCCTACAGGGGATTGCCGACTGGCTCCCTAAAAGCCCGGTAGTTGATCGCGGCACTGATGAGGAAGGGAAGCCGTTATCGAAGTATGCCAAGAAAGCAATAAGGGACGAGCTTTTGTACTTTGGGGTTGATGAGTGGGCGCAAAACCAGATAGATCTTGGCCGAGACTTCTTCAAGCCCCAGGAGCTACTGGACTACTTAGAAACCCAGGGCGACATACCTTTCAGGCTTCGCACCTCATTTGCCGCTGCTCCTGACACTGGTGGTTATGATATAAGCCACGAGATTGAATGGTCGCGGGAATACGGTAGTGGCCTTGAGGCTGTCGCAGAGGGCGAGGCGTTTCCTCCTAACGTGCCTCCATACGTCGACTATCGGGGGTGGGGTGTTGATGCGGTTGATCCAAACGGCCTCACTGTTTCCAACAGATCCCAGAGACTTGAAGAAGTCGATGAAGCTCCTTTCATGAACGAAGGGTTTGTACGAGGGAAGCCCTTTACAGGGGATCGCGAGGATATAGTGCGCGTCAGGCTTTTCCAAGAGCCGCCAGAGACGTTTGCCGACATAGAGATAGAGCTACTCCAGGATGATAACATAACAGAACCCTGGCGCGAGGCTTGGTTAAACTCGGTCGGGGAGACTAAAATCGCCGAGGGGTTCGGTACATCAGGAGAGCAGCCGCACCCGAAAAAATTCTTTCGAAGATCACATCCAAAATCGACTGGCATTAATTACGTCGTTGGGGGGACTTCTGGTGCAAGAACATACACAGTCGGAGAGTATGTAAATCAGTCTGGAGGACACGATGAAATAATAAGTGGTAAGCCCATGTACACGGTTACAATGGCAGCTCCTCCGATGTCAACGACAGACACGACCCCGCAGGGACACGTAGCGGAGGACTGGTACTGGCAACATGATGCTACGCCGCCCCATAATGTAGCGGTTAACTTCGACCTCTCTAACCTTGGAAACAAGATGGACATCCCCATCACCGAGGGTGGTCATGTAATGGACAGACCCCCGTTCGGAAGGGTGTATGGAAGTCTAGCGAGAACGTCCAAATATAGCACTGGGCAGAGGCATATGGATCTACTCGACACCTCGGGTAGAAGTGTCCCCTCTAACGAGACCATTCTTCTTCAGGCTATTAACCATTTTATGGAGTCCTCCAGCGAAGGTGGTGCAATGTCGACAGATATACCCCTTTGGTATGAAGATAACGCTTCATCGCTTTATTCTCCAAGGTCTTTGGTTAATATACGTTTGGGGATGGGCTGGGAGAACTGGAATGAATCTGTTCTGAGTACTGCAGTATCCGAGGGAAGGGTTAGGCTTGTTGCTACTGATAAACCCTCAATCAGTGTTACCCATCAACAACTTGGAATGATCGAGAAAGAGCACTCTGTCTACACTGATCAACCAAATTGGGATATTGAGTTTATGGTCCCTCGCACTCCGATTACGGAGGAGACAGGTACATCGGATACCTGGGTCAAGTTAAAGACCACCCGAGCCGGGTTTACTGATGCTGTCAAGCAATTAACTGACCTGTACCAATACGGAACCAGGACATATTTAAGCCGATCTCCTGCGGTTTCAAGGACGGCTTTGGATGCGCTTAAGACTATCAACAAGGTTATTACCCCAGCCTCGTATGAGAATAAGGCCAGAGGCGACCTACTGGACATCTTTGCCCAGGTAAGACAAGACCTTACTGGCCCAAGACTCCCGGAAGGCAGAGTTATAGAGATGAAGAACACCGGGGGCTACAACCCCACAGAGTGGGATTCATACTACAATTTCTCTCCCTTGACACCGTACGTTGAACAGCAGTACCGCTTCGTTGCGACGTCAGCGATGAAAAAAGCAATGGAGTACGCTAACGAGTTTGGTTGGAAGGGTAAGCCTCTCGCTGAATGGTCAGAGCAACCAGAGCTTGACAACCTTTCAGAAGACCCTGGTTGGATGCGTGTTGCGCGTGATCTATTCCGTGATCCCCAGGATGAATGGGATGCTGGTACTCCAGATTCTATCTTAAACAGGGAGGCCGTAAGGAACTTTGAGCGCTTTTGGTCACGCGCCAGCGACTGGCACGTCTCTTGGGGAAACGAGTTATCTGGGTTCGACGAGGGTGCTCCGCGAGCCGACTCTCAGATGAGAACATACAGAGATCTCAGCGAGGCTACCGAATTTGCTCGAACCAAGTTGAGAGACGATCTTGAGGAGTATTTCCCACAGGAGGTTGTCAATCTTGGAGGAGGGGAGTTTGATCCACAGTGGAGTCAGTATACAACCCGTCATGGTCGTTGGATTGCTGACATCCAGGGTGGAACAGAGAAACCGCGAGAGGTTCTTATCACTGTAGGTAGTGGTGAAGAGGAAAGAATGCAGCACGACGCTTTGTATTACAACTGGGACGCTGCTACGGATGAGTTTGATGATGAGGGGGCTGATGTAAGATCAGCCTACTTCGGCACTAGACGACTTCCTCCAATGCTTGGCGAACACCCTATTGATTCCGCTGATGCCAAGATGTGGGAACAGGCCGGTCATCCGCTTCCCGAGAAGTTTGTACCCAGGAGGTATGTGGAGGGAGTTGAATTCGGTGGTAAGCAGTACCCACCTATCTATAAACAGATGGGGCACTGGGCTGCGGCAGGGCAGGATTTACCAGGAGAGCACAGCCTGATCGCAAGTATGCTCACCACAGAAGCAGAGTACAATCCCATACGGAGCGGCCTGAAGGGCGCGCTTGAAAGGCCTGACTGGAAGCCTACAGGGGCAATAAAAGAGCTTTTTATCGGCGAGATGCAGGGGGATGTTCATCAGTTTGGCAGTGCTTATGGTTACGGCAGGGTGGGTCAGGACATTGAAGACCCAAGCTCGCCCGAGCCGACTCTCGATAGGCTCCAGAGACGCGATCCGTTTGCCGTTGAAGCAATGCGGAGAACTGCTCACGATCTGGGAGAGCTTGCATACCATGACACCCTTTTAAGATCCGGCGATATCGGACGTCCCTACAGACTAGCACCTGGAGGCTACGAGCGTCAGCGTAATCAGCCTCTTTTACCCAGAATGGAACCGTCATCCTGGGCTGGTAACGCCCTGGTGGAGGCTGTGAGGTTTGCCCTAGAGAACAACTACGACTACGTCGTGTGGCCGGTAGGGGAAGAAATAGTCAACAAGTGGTCGGGAACAGAGGACGTAGGCTCAGGAAAGAAAAAGATCTATGATGCCTATATGCCCAAAACAGCTCGACAGGTGCTTGGAGTTCCTGTAGAGGTTGGTCCACACGCGAACAGAGCCAACAAGATGATGATGCGGATTCCAATCGGAGACCCTGAGGTAAAGAAGATACTTATGGAATTCTTTAAGAAACAAGGAATACCTACATTTTCACAGGTAGAACAACAGAGACAAGCAGCGTATGCCTAAAGAAGCAGTTTCAGAAGAAGCACTCGTAGCCAGAATACAGAATGAGATCACAGATTCTCTTGGTTATGGGGACGAGATCTCAAAGCAGCGCGAGACTGCTATGGAGTACTACTATGGTCTTCCATTTGGTAATGAGATAGATGGGCGTTCGCAATTTGTAGACTCCACCGTCCAGGACACAATCGAGTGGATTAAGCCTTCCCTAATGAGGGTGTTTGCCTCTGGCGACGACATGGTTAAGTTTGCCCCAGTAGGCCCGGAAGACGTGGACATGGCGAAGCAGGCTACGGATTATGTAAACTACGTCTTTACGAAGGCTAATCCAGGGTGGGAGATACTTTATAACTGGTTTACCGATGCCCTTCTTTCCAAGAATGGGATCGTCAAGGTATGGTGGAATGAGGAAGAGGAGTGGAACCGGGAAGAGTACAATGATCTTACAGAGCTAGAGCTTGATGCCCTGTTAGCGGAGGAAGGCGTTGAGGTTATTGCTCACAGTCCTCACATTGTCTCAAATATGGACGACATGACCGGGGAGTATACATCTGAAAAGCTTCACAACATAGTCATTAAGAGGTTAAACTCGAACGGGAAGGTAAGCATAGAGAACGTTCCCCCCTCCGAGTTCCTGATCAACAGGGAATCCAAAAGCATACAGGATGCTCGCTTTGTATGCCATCGCGTAAGGAAGACCCTTTCCGAGTTAAGGGAAATGGGCTATGATGTAGATGCTGACGAGCTTGGTATAGGGGACGACACCGCGCAGGCTTTTTCTGGAGAGCGTCAGGCTAGGTACGACTTTGATATGTCCTCCTCTGCTGATGTTGGATGGGGGCCAAGTGAGCTTGAGGAATCACTTCGTATATATTGGTTACACGAGAACTACATCAGGACAGATTACGATGGGGATGGAATAGCAGAACTCAGAAAGGTCTGCACAGTCGGGAGCACAGTTCTAGCCAATGAGCCGATAGACTCGATTCCGTTTATATCGCTCTGCCCCATTAGGATACCACACAAGTTTTTCGGCCTATCGGTTGCTGATCAGGTTTCATCGCTTCAGCTCATAAAGAGCACCCTGATGCGTAACCTGATGGACAATATGTACAATCAAAACTTTGGCCGTTACGCAGTTCTTGAAGGGCAAGCAAACCTCGATGATCTGCTAACGCAAAGACCGGGAGGGGTAGTCAGGGTCAAATCCCCCAACGCTGTTACGCCTCTGGCTACTCCCTCTCTTCAACCTTATTCTTTCCAGATGCTTGAGTATCTGGATGGTATAAGGGAGTCTCGCTCCGGTGTATCAAAGAATACTCAGGGGTTAAATGATAACGCATTAACATCCCATACAACGGCTTCAGCAGTGGCCCAGGTTATGACAGCCGCTCAACAGCGTGTTGAACTGATAGCCCGGAACTTCGCAGAGACCGGAGTTAAGGAGTTAATGATTGTCATTTATGAACTGCTCCAGAAAAACCAGGATCGCGAGACAGTTATAAACATCCGGGGGGAATGGATACCTATTAACCCTTCTTCCTGGAAAGAGAAATACGACTGCACCGTATCTGTTGGCCTTGGGCATGGAAACAGGGATCAACAGCTTATGCACTTGTCACAGCTCATACAATTCGCCACACAGGCCCTTAGTGGTGGCCTGGGTATAGTGAACGAGCAGAACTTGTACAACATTGGTGCACAGGTTGTCAGGAACATGGGATTCGTCAACGTACAAGATTTCTTAACCGACCCATCGCAGCAGCAGGAGCCTAATGCTAAAGAACAAGCAATGGCCTCCGAGTCGCAGATCAAGCAGAAGGAGTTGGAGATAAAGATGGCCGAGATGCAGATAAAGGCCCAGAAACTACAGTTAGAGCAGGCGGCTCTACAGGTAGAAACGCAGCTTAAGGTTGCAGAGCTTAAACTCGAGGCCGAACAGAAAAGGCCAGTGGCTATAGGAGCAACATAATGGCAGTTACGAAAGTAGCGAATGGTTATCAGGCGACCTACGGAGGCAAGACGAGGTTATTTAAGACCAAAAAGTCAGCGGAGGATTGGGCCAAAACCCACAATGTAGCCTCTCGCAAGGGTAAGCCACGTCCTAAAAAAGGAGGGGGGAAACGACGCCTTGTCTGACGAAAGAAGAGAGGAACACGCCAAGCGCCTCCTCAAAGATGAGCTTTTAAACGAGGCTTTTGATGTGTTGAAACAAGATTTAATGAGCCGTTGGGATCACAGTGGCTCGAATGAATCCGAGGCCAGAGAGGCAATCTGGCTCGCGATGAGACTGCTTGACAAGGTACAAGGTCATATAGAGTCCATAGTTGAAACTGGGCACATGAACAAGATACTAGATAAGCAACACCCATTTATTTAAGGAGAAACAAAAAATGGCGGATACGCAAAGTGCTGTAGTGAAGAGTGGTTACGGCGAAGCCCCGCACGTAGTAAGCGATGATAATAGTATGCAGGAAGCAGAAGAGGCAATCCTGAAGATGCTGGTCCCGGAAACGGAAACACCAGAATCTGAGGAAGCCAAACCTACGGAAGAGGAAGAGTCTCAACCTGAAGAGGAAGACAAATCATTGGAAGAGGAGCCTGAAGAGTCAGAGGAAGACGGCGACGAAGGCACTGATAATCGCGCAGAAGAAGGAGAGGATTTATATGCTGTCACAATAAATGGTGAGGAGCATACAATACCCC